GTGGATGGGGAATTATTTGGATGGGGTGTCAAAATGATTTTCTGTGACGAATGTTTCAAGGATGAACAAATTAAATCTATAATTGTAGGTGCAACTCTGAATGATCATCGTTCAAAAGGTAACTGTCCTATATGCGGTAAAAAGAATGTGTTTCTATACAATACAGATAAAGACAGCAAATTAAATGATTTTTTTTATGAATTAATTAACATTTATACTCCGCAAGATTTATTACCCTCTGATTATCCTTCTAATGATGTCCATATGATTGCAGATGAATTAAAAAACGAATGGAATATTTTTTCAGATGAACTTAAAACAAGTGATATTTACAATATAATTAAGACTTTATCTCCAAAGATTTATTCTGAAACTCCTAATTATTTTATTAGTCCTGTTGGTGTACCCGAAAAATATGACCAGGAATATTTGAAAATACATTCTATACTTAGAGGGCATAGTTGGGAGGAGTTTGTCGAAAGTATAAAACATGACAATAGATTTCATACACAACTTATCAATACAGATAAATTAGAAACATATTTATCTTATCTTAGAAAAGATTACGAAAAAGGCAAATCTATGTATAGAGGTCGCTTATGTTATAGTGACAAGGAATACGAGCCAAAAGAAATGGGCGCTCCTCCAATTGAATTCGCAAAGGAAGGTCGAGCAAATTCAACTGGTATTAGAAGATTATACCTTGCCGATAGTGAAAAAACTTGTATTCACGAAATACGTTCTGGAGCATTTGACAGCATATGTATCGGAAAGTTTTCTTTATGCAAAGATATTTCTGTAATTGATTTTAAGCGAATAAGTAAATTTAGTCCTTTTAACGGAGATTTCGATTTTCTTGAATATTTGGTAAACAAACCTATACTAAATAAAATCGATAAAGAGATGGGACGTGCTTTAAGGGCAGGCGATAATCATCTTGATTATATACCTACACAATATTTATGCGACTTTATTAAAACTCTTACTTATAAATCAGATGAAAAATATAGCGGTGTAGAATATTCAAGTACACTAAATCCAGGCGGAAATAATCTTGCAATATTCTATCCTGATTTATTTAAATGCACTAATGTAAAAAAATATACAGTAAATTCACTTAAATACGATTTTTCGTAACTATACGGGAGCTGTATCATTTCAATAACAACAAAGAGGTTAAGCAATTTTTTCTAATGCTTAACCTCTTTTTTTATTTTGTTGATTACAGAGCATTCCCATACCATAACTATCCTCTATATTTTTGTTCTCAATTAACATTATACTTCATCCCCTACAAGTATTTCTCATTTTACCCTACTGATTTAAAAGCCTCCTCAGCTGTAGCATAAACATTTTCTGGTGCTATACAAAACCATCTTCTATGAATACATTCTTTGGTTGACTCGTTATATTCAGGTGTAAGCTCTACATCAAATTGAGAGTCAAAAGAACCAAATAAACCTACACTACATCTTAATACATCTGAAGTGTCTTTATCAATACAGTAAACACTTCTATGTTCAAGTCTTGCCTTTTTAATATCTCTGATTTTCATTAAAATACCTCCTTTAAGTCCTGCATAATTTTTCTTCTTAGGGTTGAAGTCATTGCTATACCTATCAGGTGAGATTCTACTGTCGATAAAGAAATTTCTTCATCCTTGATTGCTTTTGATAATACCCTTATGTATTTATTATAGTCAGGGTGCTTTACCGCTTCCTCAGCTGATAGGTGAAAAATATTCTTTAAACTCTCATCACCTACAAAACTACATATTGTCATCTTAATACCTCTTTTCTATTTTAAATATGATTACTTTTCTATTAAAAAGTGTACCACATATAAATCACAACCAGTAAAATTAAGTTATACTTCAGTAAATTTTACAAATTACTGAAATACATTAATAGCTATAAACATTAACACCATAGCTACTAAGGAAGAAATAATTACCAAGATACCTAAAAAGCTATTCCTACCATAAGTTATACTATATAAATGATTCTCATATGTCGCTACCAAAGCTACAATAAAAAACATTACAAGGAAAATATATAAAATTATCATAAGTACAACCACACCTTTCCTTTTATTTTATTATATTATACCATATATTATAATTAAATTGAATACTTTCTTTAGTATAATATTTATTTTTAGCAAAGAAAAAGAGGGTTCATAAAGAACCCTCTCTTCCCAATAATTATTTTAAGGATTTGTACTTGTTATCTAATTAAATACCCCCAACACACTTAGTTGATAAGAACTTTCTTATCCCAGTGATCATTTTCAGATACTTCCTCGTCATAAGCTGGGGTGATTGTCTCAGTCCAAGCCTTTGAAACAACTTCTGTATAGGCTTCTTTCCAATAACCATCTTCTACTGTTTTTGTGCCTACCTGAACCTGCTGTTTTTCAGCGTGATATGAGCCTCTGCCACCATTTTCTCTTACTTCCCAAAGAAGATGGGTCTTTCTCTGCTTAGCATCTGCTAACTGTTGACCGCAATCATTGCAAACATCTACCCAATCATAATCATACACTGGTTCCTCGTGAGTACCTGTTACAATCCACTCTTTATCGTGATGTTTTGTCACTGCAGGGTGATATTTTGTCACAGCATCGTGGTGCTTATAGTACTTGTATTTCGGAGCCTCAGTCGCTGTAGTATTTGACGCTGGCTTATTATTTGAAGAGTTGCTCGGCTTGGACGCTGGCTTCTGGTTGTTACTTGAAGAACTGCTATCATTCTTGGTGTTTGAAGAAGTGTCTTTCTTTGAAGATGTATTTGACTTAGTATCTTCTTTCTTTTCGGTGTTACCCTTGTTGCTGTTGTTTTTGTTAGATACTGTAGTTTTTACATCGTCAACCTTAACTGTAACTGTCTTACCGTCATCGGTTTTTACTTCTACTTTGCCGTCTTTTACTTCGACTTTCTTACCATTCTTGTCTGTGATGTTGCCGTCTTTGTCGATTTTTAGACCGTTATCCTCAATAGCCTTGCTGACCTCAGATGATACAGTTGAAGTCTGTACGGTTGAAGTCTGTACGGTTGAAGATATTACTGACGGTTCTGTCGGTTCTTTCTCAGCGTTACAGCCTGCAAGAATGCTTATGCCGACTGCTGATGTGCCTGCAAGTATTGTAGCACCGCAGACAACGGCAATTACCTTGGTTTTTACTGTCGCAGTTGCTGTTGCCTTTACGATAGATGAAACTGTTGACTTTGCACCTGTCGCAAAGCCTTTTGTTGCAGATGTTGCAAGTGTCTGTCCGTTCGGGAGCTTGATTGTAATGTTCGGTACTGCAAGGCTCTTTGCTTCTTCCTTGAAAATAGTTGTAAAGAAAGGTACAACAACAACACCGTGAAGCTTGTCACCGCTTTTGTTTTCGTAATCTTCAATTGCAGTTTTCATCTTTGCCCTTGATGAATTTAGGCGAGATTTTACTGTTCCCTCTGAAATTTCAAGTGCCTGAGCAATTTCGGCAATTGACAGCTCGTTGAAATAGAACATCAAAACAACCTGATACTGATTGTATGAAAGTGTGTCTTCTATAATCTGTAAAAGCACCTTTCTTTTTTCGGCTTTGTTTATGTACTCTTCGGGGAGCATTAACTCATCTGTTTCAGTTTCCGCAATCAGAATTTCATCGTCAATCTGATATTCCACCTTTCCTTTCAATTTATTTTTGCTTTTGTTTGTTGCTATTGCCGTGAGCCAACCGCAAAATTTTTCTTCATCTTTGAGTGTATCAAGTTTTAAGAATGCGGTGATGTAGGTTTCCTGCATTATGTCTTTTGCGTTTTCTTCGTCTTTGAGCAAAGAAACGCAAGTGAACCATACATCATTGCTTGTAAGTTTATACAGCTTATCAAATGCTTTTTTATTGCCGTTTTTAGCACTCAATACAAGCTCTTTGATTGTCTTCATAATATTTCCTCCTTTTTGTGATTTTTTGCGTTCCTATATATTAGACAATCCAAAACGCAAAAAGGTTCATTTTTTCAAAAAATTTTTTGAAAATTTTTAAAAAAAGTTTAAAAACTTTAAAAAAATTTTAAAATTCACCGTTTTTCTAATAAAAAAGGTGCATAGACAAGCTACGCACCCGAAAAACACATAGCCCTTTTGTCGCCAAACAAAAATTTCAATAGTCACCTTAAGTGTATCAAAATAAGAGCCTGTATTTTTACCGAAATAAAAATACACACTTAGGTGAACTTGAAATTAAATTTTTGTTTGGCATTTTTATTTTAGCATACAATATGTGAAAATTCAATATTTTTGTAAAATAACTTTCAAAAATTATATGAATGAAACTATAAAATTTGAAGTAATTTCAATTTTAGGGGGAACAACTTTTTAGCTGTTCCCCTTTTTTGTCAACTGTGTAATGTTGGAGTTTTGTTTTCGCTTTGATTATACTTTTCAGAACCGAACATATCACGGATTTCATCAAGCGTTAATTCTCGTTTGCTTTTCTTGCGGTACGGCTCTGTGTGGTAGTACCAAGCCTGTTTTTTATGAGCGTATCGGAATTTTAATTCTTTCAACACTTCTTTGTGTGCTTTGGTGTTTCCCGATACCCACAACCAAGTACCGCAAATTTCAACCTCAATGTCCGAAAGGCTTGTAAGCACATTGATTATATTTATAAATTCCTGCGGTGTTTCCGTTGTTTCTTTGGTGTAGGTTTCGCCCTCTGAATTTGTATGTATATTTTTCAGGCGTTCCCACATAATCTCATATTCGTTTTGCATTACCTTAAATTCTTCTGTATCACCGCCTAAATCGGGGTGAAGCTGTTTAGCTAATCTTCTGTATTCCTTTTTGAGGTCTTCGGCTGTTTTGCATTTTGTAAAGTATTTCATAATGGTTTCTCCTTTGAAAGTTGATTTCAATTAAAATTTATATTCGGTAATTCTGAATTGGTGGGCTTTTAATAAGTCCGATTTAGATATTCACGCTGTATTTTTCACTCCTTTCTGATTTTTTTATATTCGTTTAAATCGTCATCGTCTGGGCTTTTTGAGCATTAAAAGCGTAGTGAAATTTCATAAGTCAAGAAGCAAGTTTACGATACGCCGTAGGGCAATTCTTTACTTATAAAATAAGCGGAGCAAAATGTGAAATTAAAGCCTACGGTGACGATTTGAATATAGAAAACAGTTAAGGCTTGTGAGCGTGAATATCGGCAAAAATCGGACAAAAAAATAACGCTATGGCTTTAACCATAGCGAACCTTATAAAAATAAACCGCAGAAAATATAAAATTCCCTGCGGTTTCGTTATAATCAGCTGTTTTTCTCTGCTTGCAATTCTTCAAGGACGGAAAGAAGCGTGTCAAAATCTTCTGGGTGAATCAGATTTTCGTACATTAACTCATAATCAAAATATTCTTCTCCGTCTTTTTCATGGGTAAATACGCAAAAGTCCTCTTCACAAAAAAATTCAGGATTTTCAGAAATCATTTTATTTAAATCATTTTCAGATGGATTTATAAATGTTCTTATTCTATCATATATACGCTCTTTAGTTTTTAATGACGGTCTTCTATGTGGTGAAATTTTAGTTTTTTCAATTTCTTTCATATCGTCAGAGGTTAATAATGCGTCTTGGAATTTTTCATTTTTATTTTCATTAATTGCATTTTTCCAATTTCCGTATATTTTACCTGTTCCACATCTTAATACATCTTCTGACACTAATAATATATTTAATAGTTCCTGTAAATGCAATTTTGCCTTTGGGGGTAACTCTGTTGAATTATCTTTTATTTTATGCCAATTTTCTATTTCTGACTTTTTGTCAGGGTCTTTATATAATATTGTAGCAATATCTGTATCTGTTATCCCTTGCTTTTTCATTAAGAGATCAAGTGTTTTCTTTTGATTTTTTTCAGCCTTTTCTAAATATCTGCACATGATAGATTTTAAGATATTTGATTTATGATTCAATATCCCATTAATTCTATTCATTTTTGTTTGCTTTTGTAACTCTTCCTTAAATGGTTCATTTAATCTATCTATGCAATTCGTAAATTTATCAATTGATTTATCACTCAACAAGGAATTATTTTTATATGTTTTATCACAACAATCATATTTTGATATGTTAGAGCGTGGCGTAATATAATTATCTATCAAATCAATAAATTTGCGATATGTTTTTCGCACATCGTTATTGTCTTTATTTTCATTTATAAAATTATTTGACCAACTTCTTTCAGCTTTTGTTAATGGATTTTTGGGGACGATATTATTCTTTTTTAAAAATTCTTCAAGTTTGACGAATAATTTAATATCATCTTTATCAAAGAGCAGTAAATCCGTTACCAGTGATTCACTATTTTCAGATATTGTATCAAAGCAATCAATAATAGAAGTAATACAATTTATACAACACAATTTTGAAAGAATATTCGTTGTAGTTCCCATTTCAAATTCAGATTTCCTTTTCATAATGTAGGCAATTATACTGGACATATTTTTTAATTTTATGCCTAGCAATTGTGATAGTTTTTTTACAGAAATTTCAATTTTTATTTTATATTCTTTTTTATCGTTTTTACTTATTGTTTTTTTTCCCTCTTTAGTGTAATTTTTAATCTTTCTGTATTCAGATATAAAAATGTGTGCAATCGGGCAGGATATACACATTTCAAGATTATTTTTTTCCATAATTAACCTCTTTCTTAAAAATCTTGTCAAAAGTAGTATTAGGAACAACTACTTTTGCACAAAAAAAGTTGCTTATGTACAATGTAATTGTCAAAAGAACATTGACACCTGATTTTACAAAAACATCAGGTAACAAACAGGTTGCATACCGCTGAACATATTGGAGGTGAAAATTATGGTACGCAATAAGTCACCGTGTTTTATTTTCTGAATTTTGAATTTTTAAATTAAAAGTTAGGAGGAACTCACATGAAAAATTATGTGAAACCACGAATTGTAGCTATATTGCTTTCGGATTACTACCGTGAAGCAGGCAGTGCTGATATACAAGGTAAACTTGTTGAATGGTCTGACGGTTACATCCTTACTGTAATGCAGTATGGCGGTAAAAGAGCCAGTGATATTCGCAAATATACTGTTGATGTTTCTGCAGAAAAGGAAATTTCCGAACAGCTTGCCAGTGTTAGTTGGGGAGCATTGCTTGATATTCGACTTGATAATAACAAAGTAGTTGCAGTCAGTGTTATTTCAGATTGGTCTGAGAATATTGTCGCAGACTGATAAATGAACATCGCTGTGGGCTTTTTGCCCACAGCAAGATGTTCATTTTGGTAGAATGCAGAATAGTCGCTGTTTTTCAGCTACTGATTGGACTTACCGCCCGATTGGGCTTGTCCATCGGGCGGTAGAATGGTAGAACAAGAATAAAATATGTATCCAAATAAGTTTTTTGATGTATCAAGCACTTATTGGAAAACATAAGTATTTATTAGTATATTATTTGATTTGGGAGGTCATTTTATGAAAATGCCAAAAATTGACACACGTACGTTGCGTGCTTCTTTTATTATAGCAGGTATGCTTTCATTCGCAATAACAATATTGGTTATAACAAATCATACGTCAGATATATTCAGCTCGTACAAGTTAGACCTTATTTATTATCTTTCTATGTTTAGTATTTGTCTTATCGGTGTAATTCCATTAGGTACAATTGTGTACATACTCTTTTTGTTTTTCGATAATCCTTCGTATCAGACTGCAATTCATATATTTGCACGCAAGAAGTGTGAACAAAGGGCAAATAAGAACGCTCCATATATTGCGTCATATTTGAGCTGTTTTTTGTATGAAGTCATTAAGAAAAATGATATTGTCGATATACCTGTTTCTGATACTTCAATCAACTATAGCGGTTATGCTATACGAAAAAACAGTGTGATTTACAGATTCATTATTCCAGTAGCAGATATGCCTGATGTTGATGAATACAATTTGCAAAAAATACTGCAAAATACTGTGATAGGGCAGTTAAACCACTATGGTATTACAGGTCTTTCAAGTGTATATCAAGATACAACTACTATAGTTCCTTCTGTTTATATTGACCGAATTCTTTATTCTGAGGAAAAGCACTTAGTAGCAGTAGATGTTTTGTATATATGTACATCCAAAGATTTACTTTACTATCAAAACGCTGTTCGTGAAAGCAATAATAAAAATAAAGCTGAAAGAACTGTTTACGATGATGAAGTTTGATACAAGTGTTTATGTTGGAGTAAACCAAACGGCACTATCAAAAGGGGTTTTAGTACCCTTGATAATCGACTTTAAAAACACGCCTCACATGATTTTGGTTGCCCCTTCTGGAGGAGGAAAAACTTACACGCTTAAGTATATACTAAAGCAATTAGCTGAGGCTGATTCCTTGATATACCTCTGTGATTTTAAAGCTATTGATTTCTACGCTATGAGTGACTGTTCCAACTATTTCAGTCATATGGATGTAGGCAAGGGTCTGGATACTGTTTTTGATTTAATGCAAAATCGTATAAAGAACAACGCCAATTGTAAACAGCCTTGTTATCTTGTCTTTGATGAGTGGGCAGGATTTCTGTCATCCTTACCAAAGAAGCAACAGGATGAGTACAAACAGAAATTATCAGGTATCTTAATGCTCGGCAGAGGACTGAATATCTTTGTAATACTTTCATTACAGAGAGCTGATTCAAGTAATTTTATGTCAGGTGCAAGAGATAACTTTGGTGTCGCTCTCGGATTAGGTCGATTATCTTCTGAATCTTCGAGAATGTTATTTCCCGATTCAAAAGATTTACAGCCAAAAGGAAGAGGCAAGGGATACCTAAGGGTAGATGGTAAACCATTGGCTGAGGTATCAATACCCAAAATCAGAGATATGACTAAAACTGATTTGATAATAAGGAGGGCGTTACTGCCCTCCAAATGGGGAGGTGATTAAGTTGCCGTCAGTACGTGCGTGTGAGATAGTTTCAAGGCTTAATAATGATGACGGAGAGGTATTATTTGATATGGATAAACTCTCTGAAATATTAGAAGCTAAATCCCATGTCATTAACAATTATGCTTATATAATACACGATAAAGACTTATACACTAAAGCAGATGAGAGCAGAAATCCTAAACATAAAGCAGGAGAATTTAAGCCTGCACATATTCATTTAGTGCTTAAGTTTGAACGGTCACAGCCACAGAAAACTAAGTATATTTGCAAGTGGTTCAATCTTGCAGAAAACTTCGTTTCAAAGATAAATGGTAGTTTTGAGGACGCTGTTTTATATCTGGCACATATCAATGCCCCTGATAAAGCACAATATGATGTTAAAAATATTACAGCTAATTTTGATGTTCAATCAGTTATAGCTAATGCTGACAGCAAGGATAAACTGAGTAGTATTGTTGACCGTATTTTGAGTGGTGAAATTAGGGAGTATAACAAAACTACAGAGATTGATACGAAGTTATTGGTTTACCCTGATTCATTAAGAGTGATTGAAAATGCGTTCAAAGTAAGAGCTGAGTATTTACAAAATACTCAATCCGAACGAAAAACAACCTGCATTTATATTTGCGGACAAGCTGGTGCAGGAAAAACAACACTAGCAAAAAAGATAGCTGATACACATAATATGGACTATTTTGTGTCTTCGGGTAGCAATGATGTATTGGACGGTTACTGTCAACAGCCTTGCTTAATATTGGATGACATAAGACCGTCAGCGTTGGGGCTTTCCGACTTATTAAAGCTGTTAGACCCGCATACAGCTTGTTCTATTAAAAGCCGTTATAAAAACAAATATGTTAATTGCAGTTTGATTATACTCACTTCGGTTTTAAAAATTGATGAGTTTTATCATAATGTTTTTGAACACGAGGACGAACCCATCAATCAGTTGAAACGTCGGTGTAAGTTTTATATTAAGATGGATTATGATTTTATTAAAATCAGAGAATGGAATGACTTTTCTATGGAGTACGGAAAAGAAAGAGTGTATATCAATGATATTTTACTTCCTTTTCTGCTTAATAATAATTCTATAGATAATAATAACACAATTGAAGACGTATTTCCATTTCTTTCTGGCAATGAACTTGAACCAAATTCAAAGTCGAAAGAATTTGTAAAGGAAGGTGATAGCACAAACGATAAATACAATCAGATAGTGTCTGATGAAGAGTTTGAACGCACTTTTTATTCAAAGGATATGGAGTAAAACATTTAAAACCGAGAAACCTATTTCCTAAAAACTAACTAATTCAAATAAATATAAAACCGAAAAACCGAGAAACCGAAATACTTAAATATTTTAACTCAATATTCTTTTTATATTTATAATTCAGAAAGGAGTTTTCACTATGTATGAAAATTTAAGTGAAAAGTGGCATAGAAGCCACAAAGTGAAAGTATGTGTATACTCTTTTTATTACAATAGCGTGGTACACAAAAGTTTGAAGTTATCAGAGAAAGCGTTAAGCCACATATTATACTTAGCCTTTTTCGGTAACGCACAGCATTGGGTAGAAGCAACTCGGTATGTGGGTGATGCCAAAGGCACTGACGATATATTATTTCCGATTGCCGAGGGTGGAGATGTCCATATTTATACCCGAAACGGAGAGCAATATGCCTTAGATTTAGAGCGCTTTTTAAGAGGTATTTATATTGCATTTGCAAATAAGATAGCTTTTCGTCAAGAATATGACTTCGATAATTTTATTATTAACCCAGTTGTTGCAGACGAGATTTTGCAATATGCCCTCTTTGAAGGTATCAAGTATCCTCATTGCGAAGTGGAAGGTGATGTATATGATTGAAGAAAAGAATATGTGTGATGAAGATGATTCCGATGAAATTCTCGAATATACAGGCGGCAGTGAGCTCAGCGATTTAACTTTCATCACGACATATGATTATTATTCCAGTTGGCGTATCAAAGAAGTGTTTAGTGTAGCAGGATATGACTTACAACCAGTTTACTTAGGCTACAAGGCTTTGAGATACAGACCTTGTCAAAGATATTGGATTGTAGATAAGAAGACGAATCAACGAATTGGTTCATCAAATAATGGGTACAGCTTTGAAGACCTCCGTTACTTTTTGGGTGGACTTGGTATTCCTCTTCACGGTGAAAATTACCATCCCACCAGAGATAAGGACGGCAGACGGACTTCTTGTAAGGAGTTTCTTGAGCTTGTAGAAAGCCTTACTGATGAAAACTGTTGAAATTTAGAGCAATTATGAATATAATAAATATTAGGTAATTGCTGTCGCACAAGGAGGAATTCATTTGACAGCAAGGCATAAAAGAATTACAGCTGTAATTTCACAGAAAAAAGGCAGAGATTATTATTATATAATCGTCAGCTACTACCTTTCAAACGGTAAGCGTGTTCAAAGGTGGATTAAAACAGAGTTTCCGATTAACGGAAATAATAAGCGTAAACTTGAGCAAAAAAGGATTGAAGTTCTTCAAGAGTGGCAAGACAAACTTGTACTTGATGAATCTGAAATGTTATTTTCTGATTATCTCAAGCAATGGCTTGAAGAAACCAAATATACCATTTCAAAGAATACATATTATAGTTATAAGCAAGTTATTCACAATGTGATATGTCCTTACTTTGCAGAACGCAAAATTAAAATTTGCGATTTAAAACCTTATCATATTCAGGATTTTTATACTTATAAGCTGAACAATGACAAGGTAACTGCAAACACTATACACCATTATCACGCTAATATAAGTAAGGCTTTACGCTATGCTTATAAAATGGGGCGTATAGAAAGCAATCCTGCCGACAAAGTAGATTTGCCTAAAAAGAACCGTCACGTAGCAAACTTTTACACAGTAGAGGAACTTAAAGCGTTGCTAAAAGCCGCTAAAGGTTCGCCAATTGAACCTGTTGTATTGCTTGCTTCTTGGTTTGGTTTACGCAGAGGAGAGATTATAGGTTTAAGGTGGCAGGATATTGATTTTACAAATAAAATACTTTATATTAACGGTACTGTTAAGGATAAAGGCATGTCTGGTTCTAAAATCAAAAATTTGTACTACGAACCTACTGCTAAAACCTCTTCCTCCATTCGCTCATTTCCTATGTCTGATTCAGCCGTAAAGTATTTGTCTGAATTAAAGACAAAACAGGAAAAACGAAAGCAAAAAAACAAGTTATATATACACACTTGGGACGATTTCGTTTGTGTCAGACCTGACGGTAGTTTGTTACCTCTTGAGTATGTTTCAAGGGCAATACCGAAGTTATGTGAAAAGGCTGGTTTAAAAAGAATTAAGTTGCATGAACTAAGGCATACAAATATCAGCATACTTCTTGAAAGCGGAGCAAGTATGAAAGAATTGCAAGAATGGGCAGGTCATAGTTCCTATAGCACAACTGCTAATATCTATTCTCACATTCAAGCAAAGTCAAAAACAAGGCTTATAGAGTCGCTTGAAAATATGCTTAGTTAGCGTTCTGTTAGACAACTGTTAGACAAACAAATTTTCAGAGGGGGTTTATCTCTGCTAAACGCAAAAGAAAAACGCCCTAAACTTCAATGTTTAAGGCGTTTTTTAAGTTTGGTGGGAGAAGATGGATTCGAACCATCGAAGCGAAACGCAACAGATTTACAGTCTGCCCCCTTTGGCCACTCGGGAATTCTCCCATATTAAGTTTTCAAAAATCGAAGCCTACTGCCTAAACAGTAGGCTTCAATGGAGCTGGTGGACGGACTTGAACCCCCGACCTGCTGATTACAAATCAGCTGCTCTACCAACTGAGCTACACCAGCAAATTAAGCTCTTCGCTCCTGTGCTTGCTCTGTAATTTCGAGTGCTTATATAATATATCACATTCTTCGTCATTTGTCAACACTTTTTTCAAACTTTTTTAAAATTTTTTGAAGTGTTTTCATTTTTGAAGATGCCCTCGAATGAGTCAGCTTGATTATTATATCATCCTCAGCCACATTCGTCAAGAGTTTTTTTAAAATTTTCTTTACGGTTGGCAAGGTTCTTCGGCCTCTTGGCAGAACAAAACTAAATGCACCCGTAAAATGTGTCACGCTTTTATCCTGTCGCCGCAGATTTGATTTCAAGCCAACATAAAAAGCCGGCGAGACAGTTTAATTTGCGTACTGTCTTGCCGACTTGTGTTTTTACTTATTTACACTTTTTCAAAAAATGATTACCATGTGCCGACATAAGCATGACCCTGTGAGTCATACTGCGACTCTGTATAATAATTGAGCGAAGTGCCGTCAAAGCCGATATCAATGGTCTGACTCGAACCGTTTGTGAAAATAATGTAATTAACAGTGTTCGGAACTTCAACCGAGTAAACCTTCTGACCGTAATCATTTGTGTTGATATATGTCATCGCAACGCCCGGCCATGATTTTGTAGATGTACCGTCGTCAGCCCATGAGTAGCAGTAGATTGTGCCGTCCCAGTTGAGTGAATCCGTAAACTTAACTGTATAGGTTGATGACGGAGTGGTTGTAGGCTCTGTAACAGGAGCTGTTGTTGCAGGAACGGTTGTCGGAGCAACTGTCGGCTCTTCTGTTGCAGGCTCAGTCACGGGAGCGGTTGTCGGAGTAACCTCCGGCTCATAGTAAGTGCCGACATTCGCATAACCGTCAAGCTTTGCGGCATACATCTGAATGTATGTTGCATCCTTAACGCTTACGATATTATTCTCGCCGTCAGCGTCACATCTTGCGGCTGCGATAAGAGCCTTGTCTGAGAGCGTTGTAAGCTTTACGATATACTTCTGAACTACTGTTGCGTCAATTATATCAATTGTACCGTTGAGATCAGCATCACCGATAAGGATTTTTTCCGTCGGCTGTGTAGCAGGAGCTGTGGTAGGAGTTACCGTTGAAGGGGCAGTTGAAGGACGCTCCGACGAAGTGTAAAGATAAACAACATTGATAATGCCCGATGAGAGGCTGCCCGATGCATTTATGGGAGCAATAACATCTGTTCTGCCCGAAAGCGGAGAAGTTTTGTATGTATCGTCTGAAGAAACCTTTGACTGAATTAAAATTTCATCATCGGCAATCTTTTCACCTGTTGCGGCGTCAATGTGGCTTGTGATAACCTTGCTGCTAAAGCTGAGTTTCTTATTCTGAACCCATGCCTCGCCCGAAACAAGGTAGCCTGTCTCGTTTGCACCCGGCTCCTGCTGTGAGTTTGTGTGGAACATTACATATGAGCTTGGTGCAGAAATTGTGCATTTGAGCCATCCGTTGCCCTCACTTGTCATAACAGTTGCGTTGTTCCACTTGCCGTTAGGCTCTTCACCGCCGTCTGTGTAAGCATAGCAACGAACATTTGACCAGTTGTTTGAGTTATAGTAGTGAACAACCGAACTTGTGCTGTCAAGTGCCTTATAAACAAAGTTAACAGTTGTGTTAGTACCGTTAAATGTACCTGTCGTGTTGGCAGGATACTTGTCCGTGTCGAGCTGATAGCCCTGAATTGATGTGAACGGAACGCTGTAGCTGTCGCCTTCACGGTACTTTGTTGAAACGGTATCCTTAATTGACTCACCGTTTTCGTCAACATAATTTACGGTCACATAGCCTGAACGGATTCCACTTGAGCTGTAAACAAATGTTACATTGTAGTTTTTACCGCCTGTAACCTTGCCTGAGGTCGCACCCTGAGTATCCTTGAGGCTGTAATCATAAAGGATAGTCGTATCGGGATAAGCACGGTATGTTGTACCGTCAGCATACTTAGCTGTTGATGTTTTAAGCGCCTTGCCGCTGTCGTCAATATGTTTGATTGTTACCGTGCCGAATGTTTTTTCACTAACCTTAAGATTGTCAAAAGTTGAACTCTGAACAAGCACACAGGCGCTGTTTGCGGGAACTGTGTATGTGTTGCCCGAAACTGTGCCAAGACTTTTAAGACCTGCCGTCGTACCGTCTGCAACTACTGTCCAGCCGCTGCCGTCAAGTGTAATCGGCCAATCATTTGTTGAACTTGCGTTTACAAGAACGCAAACCTTGCCCCATTCATTTGACTTGTTGTTTGAATATGTGTAAGCAACAACATCGCCGTTTGTTGACTGGAATGAAGGAGTGTTGAATGTTGAACTCTTCATCGGAGAATAGTTTTCTCTGATTTCAAGAAGTCCCTTGTAATAAGCGGCAACATCCGAGTAGGTCTTTACTCTTGACCAATCAATCTCATTTATTGCGTCACTTGATTTGTAGCTGTTCGCATCACCCTGTTTTGTACGGCAAAATTCCGAGCCTGCCGTCATAAACGGGATACCCTGTGAAGTAAGGAGAAGTCCCATTACTTTCTTAACCTGACCCTTGAGCGATGAAGATGTTGAATTCCAGCTTGATGAACCGTTACTCTTTACAATTTTATCCCAGAGGATAAGGTTATCGTGAGCGTCGGCATAAGCAATTGTCTGTGAAGGAGCCTGAGCAGAGAAGCCCTTGCCGGTTACACCGTTTGCAACCGTTCCGCTCTTATCGGTGTTGCCCTGAACAAATCCCTTATCGGAACCGTCTGTGCTTCCCTTGATTGCGTCACGGTAGCTGTCGCAGAACATACCTACCCTTGAATTAAGCAAACCTGCCTTTGACTGCGAACAACCGTCGGAAATTGCAACACTACCGCCTGTCCACGGTTCACCGTACATGAGAATCTTTTTACCCGAACCGTCTGAATAAAGTCCGTCAAGAGCAGAACGGATATCGTTCATTGTTGTGATATCGTGAATACCCATAAGGTCAAAACGGAAGCCGTCAATGTGATATTCCTCCGCCCAATACTTTACGGATTCAATCATATACTTTCTGTACATCAGCTTATCTGACGCAGTTTCGCTACCGCAGCCTGAACCGTTTGAATATGAGGATGATGAATTCATTCTGTAATAATATCCGGGAACAGTTCTGTTAAAGCATGAATCCGTAGAATATGTATGGTTGTAAACAACATCCATTACAACGGAAATTCCTCTGTCGTGAAGAGCCTGAATCATCTGCTTGAACTCTGTAATTCTTGTATTGCCGTCATAAGGATTCGTTGAATATGAACCCTCGGGAGCGTTGTAATTCACCGGATCATAACCCCAGTTACGGTTTGAAGAAGAACTTGCAACATCTTCCTTTACCGAACCGAAATCGTAAACAGGCATAAGCTGAACGCAGTTGATGCCCTGTTCAACAAGGTAGTCAATGCCTGTTGAAACGGCTGATGAGCTTGTGTCTGAATTAAGAGTTGTACCGCCCTCGGCAAACGCAAGGTACTTACCCTTGTTATCCTCACTCACACCCGAGTTCTTGGAAACTGAAAAATCTCGCACATGAACTTCCCATACAGCCGCCTCGGATGCGCTGTTAAAGAGAACATGCTTATCGTCCGACCAACCGCTCGGGTCGGTTGAGTCAAGGTCAACAACCATTGTACGGTTGCCGTTTACACCGACAGCCTGAGAGTAAACATCCTGTGTTTCCTTGGTTGTGCCGTTTACTGTTACAAGATATGTATAATACTTATTCTTAAAATCGCCGTTAAGGCTGATTGACCAAACACCTGTTGAGCTGTCTTTTTTCATATCGTAGGTGCCGATTGCCGAAGCACCCGCCTCGTTGTCAGAACCTGTTGTGTAGAGCTTAAGCTTTACGGACGACGCGTCAGGTGACCAGGTTTTCCAAGATGTTGAGGTCTTGCTGTAAACAGAGCCAAGCCCCGACTCGTTATATGCCTTGCTCGCATAGCTTTCAAGATAGCTTGCGTTGTAATAGCTGCCGGCAGAAACCGATTTGTCGCTTGTTACCACCGCATTTGAAGCAAAAACCGACATTCCCGCAATCATTGACAATGCAAGAAAAAGAGATAACGGTTTGCGTAATTTCATAAAATTCACTCCTGTTTTTTATTTCGTACAGAAGTGCTGTACGATAACTATATTTTAACATTTATAAATGCCGTATTTTTCCTATTGAGAACTAAAAAAGTATCCTCAAGCCAAACTTTGAGAGTGCTTTTTATACATTATGCACAAATAAAAGCCGACATAAAGCAATAATTAGCTATTATTGAAATATTTCATCAGTTAATTGTTATTGTTTTGTGATTTACCGAAAAATCCGTTTTCACGGCAAATATAGGCTGCACGGTATTTTCAACATTTTATTACACATTTTTAAGATTCCTTTAGAACAAAAGTTTTATTGTTATATAATTCTTTAACTGCGGTTTACATTCATTTGTCATTATGTACAATTTATGACTAACGCATCACTGTTTGCTTACAATTCAGCAATAATTTTGTAACAATATTGACAATTTCGCAATATAATAGTATCATTGTATTGTGACCGGTTATCATTCGGAGGGAAAAATGATAACCTACAAATTAAATTATACACCTGAGGACGGGCTTAACACCTTCGGCATAAGTGCCTTTTGCGGCAAAAAGCTTGTAAAATCCGTTTCGGGAATCAGCGAAAGCTTTCGGGAAATGACCGAACTTGTCGAAATGTGCAACGAGTTAGAACTTGAACTCTGTCAGCTTGACGACATCATTGAAGATTATCTTACTGATTTCACACTTTAATTTGCAAGGACTTTAACTTTTGTCATACTTGTGGTACAATAGTGTTTAATGTTCTGCCGAACATTATATATCAGACAACAAGGTGATATCATGATTTGCAATTTATGTCCGAGAAAATGCGGTGCGGTTCGTACTGCTCACAGCGGAAACGGCTTTTGTAAAATGGGCGAGCTGCCCGTTGTTGCAAGGGTTGCTCCGCATTATGGCGAAGAGCCGTGCATAAGCGGTACAAGGGGCAGCGGAACTGTTTTCTTTTCGGGTTGTACAATGAGATGCGTTTATTGCCAAAACTATGAAATTTCAAACGAGAACGGCGGAAGAACAATCACTCCGGAAAGGCTTGCCGAATGCTACAAAGAGCTTGAGGACAAGGGAGTGCATAACATTAACCTTGTAACAGCCGACCATTTTGCACACGCTGTTGTCAAAAGTCTTGAAATTTACAAACCGAGGATTCCGATTGTATACAACTGCAGCGGCTACACAAGCCCGAAAACTCTCAATATGCTTGACGGACTTGTTGACATCTATCTTCCCGACTTTAAATATGCGGACGATTTTCTTGCGGTAAAATATTCATCCGCACCGAATTATGTCAATACGGCTGTTGCCGCTATCCACGAAATGACTTTTCAGGTCGGTCTGCCGCAGTTTGACGGTGACGGCATTATGAAAAAAGGTGTTATCGTAAGGCATCTTATTCTGCCTGCACACACTAAAAACAGCCTTGAAGTGCTTGACATTGTAAAACGCAGGTTTGGCGATCAGGTTTTGTTAAGCCTTATGTGTCAGTACATTCCTATGGGCAAGGTCAGCGACAAAGATTTTTCGCGAATTAACCGTAAAATCACACGCAGAGAATATGACAAGGTAAAGCTTGAAATGATGCGACTGGGAATTGACGGCTTTACACAGGAGCTTTCTTCTGCAAGCGAAAGCTATGTTCCAAAATGGGATTTTGAGGGATAAGCTGTTATAAACAATACGAATAACATAAGAGGCAGTTTAGTCAAATCGGCTGAACTGCTTTTTTGATTAGTTATTATCAGTCCGTAAACGGCGAGTACGCTCCTGTAAAAAATGCCTAATAAATAAAATTATATGTAAAAACAACAAGCGACAGTTTAATTTCTGCCGCTTGTAATTCTCATATATTCTGTTTTTTCGGGTTACCCCAACTATTGACATTGAATAAGAAAAACAACTCCGCCAAAAGAAAAAGACCCGTCGTAATTCTGATAGATTACGACGGACCTTTGGCGGAGGACAAGGGATTTGAACCCTCGCGCCGCGTTAGCGACCTACTCCCTTAGCAGGGGAGCCTCTTCACCACTTGAGTAATCCTCCGTGTGAAGTTAAATGCACTATAAAAATAAAATGGCGGAGAGGAAGGGATTCGAACCCTTGGTCCCTCGCGGGATCACTAGTTTTCAAGACTAGCTCCTTAAACCACTCGGACACCTCTCCGTTTATTTATGTCGCCTTTCAGCGTTTCAGCAAGATTTATTCTATCACAAGCTTTTACTTTTGTCAACACTTTTTTAAATTTTTTTCAGAACACTTTTGCAAAAATTTATTATAACAAATAAGCTCCATTTTCTTGACAAATTGAAGGTCTTAATATACAATATTTGTGTTATGTGCCAATAGCTCAGTTGGATAGAGCGTTCGCCTCCTAAGCGAAAGGTCGGGGGTTCGAATCCCTTTTGGCACGCCAAAGAAAAACCGCATTAGAAAGCCATTTTTGAGCTTTTTAGTGCGGTTATTTTTGTATCTTTTGTATGTTAAAATATGCTGAAATACACGAAAATCAGCTAAAAATGCATTGCAAATGCATTGCAGAAAAAGTTGTGATATTCACCTCACCTTTAATTTGTAAACTGTATCCGTGAACTTGAAAGGATTGCAACAGAAAATAATAACAAATAACAAAAACTCCCCTCACCCACTTTTTACGGCGGATGAGGGGGAGTTCTTGCAATTATGTGTGTTTGAATTTTAGATTAGCCAAGTGCTTTTTTAGCGTTGGTGATTTTGTTGTCCTTCGCCCTGATGCCATCGTTGATAAGATGATAAATCGCATTGATTGTCTTCTCGCCTACAATGCCATCAACTGTGACCTTACCTGCCTTCTGTGCCTCTTTTACAGCTTTCAGCGTACCGTCACCGAAACCGTTTGAATTATCAACTTTTGTTTTGATAATACCCATATTGTATAAAGTAATCAGCTGTTTCTTGAATGCAAGAGTGGCTGTGTTGTGTGCGCCAAATTTAATCATTTCTTCAACCTCCGTATCTTTTGTTTTACCGCCAAGCTGTGCGGTTACTGTTTTTGCAAGATTGCCGAGTCTGCTGTAAAGCCAATCGCCCGGACAGGATTTATTTGCAAACCACCTATGTACAGTCAAGACCATTTCACCTGATTTTGGCGAATAATTTAGTGTCTTGCTTTCATTGCCAAACCAAAGCAGTTTAGTCTTGCCGTTACGCTTGCAGATGTCAACGCAAAGTGCAACGAGTTTGTTATATACCTTACTGTTCATCGTGTACGGTGCGGTTGTGTCACTCGCACATTCGATTGTGACTGCACGCTGGTCATTTGCATTGCTTGATGAACACCAAGAACGGTTGCCCTCATCAACACAAAGCAACACTCTGCCGTCATAGCCGATTCCGTAGTTACAGCTTGCCTCACAAGCTGTGTTCTGAAAAATGTTTCCGAGTGTTTCAACACTACACTGACCGACTACACAATGCGGAGTAATGCGGTCAATGCTGTGTGTGCGTTTACCGCTGTGGTTTGGCGATAATTTAGTGAAATTTACAAGTTTTGAGTTACTCATAATTATTCCTCGCTTTCATCTGTTTTTACTTCGACTGTTGTCTTTAGCCTTTTAACGATTGACACCAAAAATTTCGGCAATGGAATACCAATTTCCGAGAGGTTTTCTAAAATTGAAATCAACTCGTTGATGATAAACCAAATCGTAACAATCATGCCGATACAGTAGTTAATCCGCAGGTCGATTCCGCAGTTGACAAGTGCCGAGCTGATGAGATAGTCGGCAACAATACCGACCGCTACGGCTACGATATAGCCTACCTTTTTGATAATGCCTGTTACACCGACACGGCTGTTAAGCGTGTGGCTGATGTATGCCTGTGCCATTCCTGTGATGTAGTCGATAATCATTACCGCAATCATCACCGCAAACGGCACAAGCAAGATGTTAAGATATGCGGCAATAGCACCGCATACCGTGGCAAATAATGCCTGTAAAATGTTTTCTTTCATTGTTTACACCTCGCTTTCTGTCGTCGGCTCATCAACGGTTGGATTGTCACCCCACACTGCCATTACTGCGTTGTAGTATTCGTCCGACAGCACCGCTCTGAGCTGTTCTCTGCCCGATTTGCTGTTCATGTATGCGTTGCGGATGTTACCGCCTACCTGCATTTCTTCACCGTTAAAGTTCAAAAACTGCTGCCTGAGTACCGAAACGCTGTCTTTTGTCAGCATATCAAGTGTGATTTTTTCTTTTAATTCCAT